CCGCCGTGGAGGCCATGCCGATTTCGTTGATTGCCGAGCCGACCTTGAGCATACTCTGCTCGATGCCGTATTGTTCTTTGAGATGGAATATATCGACGAGTTTTCCGATCTGCTGGATGGCGGCTTCGGCATTGCCGCCGAGGTCTCGGCCGAGGGCGACCCCGATTTTATCTCCGGCACGGGCGAATTCGATCAGGTTTTGCTTGCCTTCGATACCGAGTTTACCTGCGACTCGCACAATGTCAAGCAGTGAGTTGTGGGTGGTGCGGGTGTCTATCTTCTTCAGTTCTTCCGATACTTCGCGGATCTCCGTTTTTGTTGTTGAAGTGGTCTTCTGGGCATCGGTCAGAGCTTCGTCATACTCCAGAAAGGCGGCACGGGCTTTCTTGGTGCCCATGACTGCAAACGACATTGAGGCGAATCCGGCCGTGATCGCGCCGAAGAACTTGCTGAACCCGCCGGCCATCCGTTGCACGACGTTCCCCGTGTCGCGTGCTGATCCTTTGAGCGTCTTGATGCGGGCATCGACCTGCTTTAATTCAGCCCGATATTTTTCCCATTCCGTTGTGCCCGGAATCGCATTGTTGAAAACAGCGCGTAGACGCCTTTGTTCTTGTGTCAGATCAGAGATGGTCAGAGTGTCCAGCTTCATCTCGGAGCGAAGCTGCTGCATTTGCTCTTTGTTGGACTTGATGATCGCAGCATTTTTCTTGATTTCAGCTGCATTTTGCCGATATAATTCGGTATTCTCTTTCCCTTCGGCTTTAAGTCGACGCTGTTCCTGCCGAAGCTCGAAATTTGCGTTCGCGAGATCTCTTGTTTGTCGGCTTAAATCTCCGATCCGTTTTTGGGATTCGTCACCATTTACAATGATGTTGAGTCTTAAATCTTCATCCCGAATTGCTTTTCCCATATTCCTAATCCGTCAGTTGTTGCTTGATTTCTGCAACAACATCGTCGGTCAGGCCGTACATCAACCGGGAAGCAATCGACTCGTAGTGTCCGTAAGCGAAACGGGTGTGAATCTTGCGGGCACGCCGGACGAGCTTGGAACCATAGCGCAGAACCCGCATGTCGAGGAACCGTTCTTCGATCGTGTGCTGGTAGGTCATTGTCGCCGACATCTCGCCCTGTTCGGAAACAGACATCGAACGCTCATTGACCAGCCGGCCGGTGCGGGTACGGAGCTTCGTTGCCAGCACTGTATTCTGGTTCTTCAGCCAGCGGTTCGACTCGTCGAGCAAAGTGCGCCGTATGTACTCTCCTTTGACAGTCATTTGTTGCAGTTTGCAACAAAAGTAGCCGCCCGAAGGCGGCTACAAAGGACAGGGAAAATCGGCTATTTCCCGGTCGGGAGGCGGAAGACTTCCTGCCGCCGTCGGTCGGCCTGCATCCGTCTTCTCTGCAGTTCGGCCCGTTCTGCGGTCAGCCGGGCAATCATTTCGCTTTGCGACTTGATGGTCGCGAGTAATCGGCCGATGTGGTCGAACTCGCCTCGTGACATCGATACGGTATCGGATCGGCTATTCATCGTTCGTCCTCCCCGGTTAGTTTGCAGTTGATATCCGCGACGATCAGTTCGGCGAGGTTTGACCAGAAAGCCGGAAGCACACCGTCCAGTTCGTGAAATATACGCCAAACGGTCTTGCCCGATTCGGGACTCGGAGCTTCGCCGCTGATGTAGTTGTCGAGGTGTTGGGCGGCTTCGCGCACGCACCGGTAGGCTTGCAAGAGCTGGGAGTTGGCCGTCAGCCGGGCGGCCGGTTCTCCGGTGAGGGTCTTATTCATGGTGCGCCTTGTTTCCTTTATTGCAGAACTGTTTTTCGGCGGCACGGAGCGCAGCCCGTCCGATCATGTGCTGGATGTCGAACAGCATAGCCCGTAACTCACCCTCGATACGGGAGTGTCGTCCGGGAGCGTATGTTCCGGGATCGGAACCTCGTTCGGCGTACTTTGAGAGGATTTTGAGGGCGAGATTCACATCTGCCATTGCGCGGTACACGCTGCTGTGCGCCTGAATCAGCACGGGATTGATGTTGATTTTCATAGGTGGAAGTCATTAGTTATTTTGGCAGAAATTGAAAACGGTTCTGCCTTTCCCGTTGACTTCCACCTGATAGGCAGTGGGCGCATTAACGCACCACACGGGGGTACAGAACCGTATAATATAGGCATAAAAAATGCCCGTGATGACGAGCAGAACCCGCCTATCAGTATGGAAGTCACCACAAATGTAGTGAATTGATTTGATTTCACAAAAATTCTTGCGAAAATCTGTGCTGTGCGCCTGAATCAGCGCGGGATTGATAGGGACATGCCCCATCGGGTTTTGGTTGTTTTTCATAGTGAGGTTTAGACATTAAACCGTTAAACAAAAAGTGGTTCGCCTTTCCCGCTGTCTAACACCTCACAAAGGCTTGCCGGGGCATTAACCATCCGGCACGGGGGTACGAAACCACTATAACTGTACAAGCATAAAAAATGCCCGCACGTTCGACGGACATCATCCGCCTTTGTGAGAAAAATGTTAGACATCACAAATGTAGTGAACTTTTCGGAAGATGCAAAAAAACGCCCCGAAAAAATCGGGGCGGAATAGTACCACATGATGTTTTGACCGTTACAGGGAGGCAGTTGCGAGTTCTTCTCCGATTTTATGAATTTCGGTCAGAATCATCCTTTCTCTTTCCGGGGATGGCTTTTTTGATCCGCTGATATATTGTGCAAGGAGACTTTGAGCGATCCCCAACCGACGCGCTACAGCCGACGCATTCAACTCGGGATGCGCCATGAACAGCCTATATAAGGCAGGCTCGTTTCGCGCCCGGAAAAATCCGTCGAAGCTCAAATCCTCGTCGATCTCCGGCCAGTGGATGCCGAAAGCGTCGGTTTCATAATTTTCCCGTTGTGCGGGTGTTGCATATTTCAGCCGGGGATACTCGTCGAAATTCTCGTGAGATTCCCGCCCGTCGGCAGTTCGTATCCATACCGCAGTATCGGTAAGCCATATTTTTTCGATTTGCACCATAGCTGCTACCTGCTTTTGTTGAAAAATTTGTTCCAGTGTTCGGCAATCACCTCTTTGTTTTCTTCGATTACCGATTCTGCCATCTTTATTTCGGACGGTTTTAGTCCGTGGTTTTCGACCATCTCTACTGGATTGAGCAGGAATTTTGCTCTGATATTGCCTTTTACGACATGGACATGTATCGGCTCGTGGTCATTAGCGTAAAAGAGGAACCGGAATCCGAACAGGATAAAGATAGTAGGCATTTTTTCATTTTTTTCGTTATGCAAATATAGGTAATAAATTTATTACCCGCAAATCTATTACCGGAAAAAATAGAAACCGCCCCGAAAAAATCGAGGCGGGTGCATAGAGGTCGGGATCGTTCGCGGGGATGTGCTCTTCCGGGATCATTTTACTTTTTCACCTTCGGGGAAGATGAAAGATAGCCGGCCAGCAGCCATGCGAAAAGTAAACCTATGCCTATTGCTCCGAACATATCAGAT